CTCCTTTTTGTATAGCTCATGGTTGCCGTAAACCAAATCCGCCTCTTCTCTTTCATAACTCCAGCCATAACGCATTAAGATTTTGAAGCATTCCTGGTATCTCTTTCCGGCATCCTCTTTGTATTCTCCGGAATACTCTACTAAATCCCCGATATAATCATCCATCATGTTGTTCATTGCAATCAGGAGCAGCACCTGCGTATCCAGTGTTTGTATTTTTTCTTCTACTTCTTCCTTTTCTTTCTCATCCGCATCATACAGGCTTTTCCCGGTAAAAAATTTTAGAACCATTCCATTTCCTAACCAACAGGACTTCTCCATCATGTTCCGAATCATCTTTTCAATGATTTTCTGGCGTTCCTCATCTTTTAACAGTTCGATCTTTCCGTCTACTATTGTCCGGATGAATTCTTTTTTTCTTTCATTCATTTTTTTCTGTAAAGCTTTCAACTGCTTTGTCTTTTTTCTCTGCCTGTCCCATTCCGTTTCAACCTTTTCTGATTTCGGGAGTTTTTCCACTACATCAATCCCATTCCAACCATCCAGATAATACAGTTCTTTTCCGCGGATATTTATTCTCTTTGGTGGTTCTTTATCCAGGCTGAACGTTTTTACATCTTTCAGCTCTGCCGTATACTTCTTTTTTTCTATCTCCTTTGTGGCTTTCTTGATTCCTGCTTCCTCCAGAAGCTCAACAATAATCTTTTTGTTCTTCTCCCTCTCTTTGTTTTTAATCTCCGCTTCTACTTTCCACTTAATCTGTCTTGAGTCTGCAGCATCTTTCAATATTCTGTTTCTTGTTTCAACATCTTCAATTCTCGACAGTTCAGCAAGATCTTTTAGATTCAGCTGATATCCCCCGTCTTCATCCGTCTTTTCCTTCACCAGATCCCGGTCAAGCTTCGCAATCTCCAGCCTCCGGCGCACGGTTGTCCTGGAGAATCCGGTCTTTTCCGCAATCTGTTCTTCCGTATCTCCAAGGTTAAGCATCATCTGGAAGCCTTCCGCCTGTTCCAGGACCGTCAGATCGATGCGCTGCATATTCTCTTCCAGCATGGTTCCGACCTGGTCTTTGTAGCTCATGTCCTGCACGATCCGGCACGGATACATAGTTACGCCTGCCATTTTTCCGGCAGCGAACCGGCGGTGCCCGATGATCAGCGTGTATCCTTCTTCATGGTGCGCCCGGTTTTCATCCCAGTATCCCGGAACTACCGTAAGATTCTGCATAATTCCTTTCTTCTTGATTGACTCACTCAGCTCCGTCAGATCACCCAGGTCTTTTCGTGGGTTATCCGGATGCTGGTGAATCAGCTTGGCGTTGATATTCGTGATTCCACTGGTTGTCATTTCAAATTCCTCTCTTTCTCGGTGTTTTCAAGGTTTTCTCCTGTTTTTATCTCATTTTGGACTGTAGTCTATCGGAATACCGTGTAGACTCGGAAAATTCAAGTGTTACACGGTGTTTTTCCATCTGCTCTGACAGCTCCTGCCAGAGTTCTTTGTTCTTGATCTCTTTTCCATGTGGTCTACGCCACTCTTCCCGTTTCCATTTGTCCATATTTCCTTCGTTTATGGTTGTGACCAGGAACTGATCCGGCGTGTAGACAGTCACTTCACACGGTCGGAGCATTCTCAGGCCGACAAGGATAGCGATCATGCTCATTCTGTGGTAGGTCGTGTTCTGTTCGGTCTCGATCTGTGCTTTCACTGCCGGTCCTTTCTTAGTCTCGCACTCCACCAGAGCGATACACTTTCCGTTTTTTGCTGTTGGTCCCCGGAAGTTTACCTCTGTGTATAGTTCTATCTTCATCTTCTCTCCTTATCCGGATCATTTCGTAGTGTCTGTACGGGAATCCGGTTGCTTTGTTGATCCCTTCGTAAAAAGAATCCTTTGCTATGTAATATCCCTTTGGCGGTTTCGGTTCTTTCAGCCACCGGTATAAAATCTTTGTTTTGGGTTCTGGAAGCGGCATGTTTCGAGACGTAGAAAAATTGGCTTCTGCAATCTCATGATCCAGTACGCCCTCATCCACGTATTTTTTCTGGGTTTTCTCGTTTTTGGTAACATATTGCGCCAGCTTCCGGAACTCACCTTTTTCGTAGAGTAACTGCTTGTTTCGGACTTTCCCATGCTTCCATGCTGCAGCTATGATCAGATCAGTGTCCGGAATTCGGTTCAGAACTACATGGACGTGCCAGTTACCGGACGGGGTACATTCAATATTGCGGATCCAGCGGAGCTCCTGTCCTCTTTTCTTGTATTCCTTCTTACAGAACAGGTAAAACTCTTTAAAATCCTGCTTTGCCTGCTTCATGTCCAGCGGACGTTCTTCTTTCGGATATGTCAAGGTGAAAAAATAGTCATTGACCTTAAAATACATCCGGAGTCTGTGTCTGGCTTTCCTCTCCCTGGTCCACTGGTTGACCTGCCCCACTTCCTCCGGTGTGGCTTTCTTCTTTTTGGCTCTCTTCTCTCCCGGTGCTCCATATCTTCCATCCAGATATTCCTGTCTCTCTATTACATTTCCCAAATCGTATGTCACTCGTCTGATTCTCATAGCGTGTCCTCATAACTTTAATAGTCTTATCAAGTTATTAAAAAGGGCAGTCGCCCTGTAAATACTTGACTTTCCAGCCGCTAAAAGGTACACTATAAGTGCTTAGATTATTCGTGTACCTTTATGGTTGCGGCGCTTGCGATATTTCTTTTCGCAAGCGTTTTTTATTCTTCTTTTAAGTACGAAAAATTCATTTTCAGGAATACCATCAGAGCTTCCGCATCATCCGGTGCTTCAATATCTTCTCCGGCTGCAATTGCAAATACAATATCTCCTAAGATTGGCCATCCGTGCCTGTCTGCATCGTAGAAATAGCTTCCCAGACGATTTACTTCTTTCTGTTTCATTATTCCGTCTTCATCCACCAGCATGATCATTGGCATTTTAAACGTCTCATACAAGGTTTTTGTGCTTACAGTTTCAAAATGCCCGCCTACTGCTTTCTGCAGATCACGGAAATCGTCAAAATCCACATCGATTATCAAAATGGTGTTATCCGGTGTTACTTTTACTGTTTTCACTGCTTGTCCTCCAATACTACTGTTTTTCTTCCTGCTTCTTTCAGGCTGTCTACATATTGTTCTAAATATGGGATCGCACTCTGTTTGAAATATTCGGATTCACGATTGACTCTTTCTATTGATTTCAGAGTCTCAATCCATTCATCCAGCTTCTCTACTCTGATCCGCCTTTTACGCTGCTTCTCTTCTGGCATGCTCCCGCGCCTCCCTTATTTTCCTTTTCCGGTACTGCCATTCCCGTATCTTGAAATATTCCAGTGCAAATGCTCCTGTAGAAAACGTTGTGAATCCAAGTGCTGCATATAAATAAAACAGCTCCTGACTTTTCACTGAGCACGCACCAGCCATCATTAAGATTCCGATAATACTTGCCGTTACGCTGAGTGTCTTTGCAATCTTGTAAAACATCTCTTATCCCTCCTTTGCTTGTCCAACCGGTACCGCTTACGCGGTTTTCTCTCGTTGGTATCCAAAATATTCTACGTAATTTCTTACCAACTCTGCTGTTGTTGTCTCTTTCTCTTCTTTTTGCATGACGGACATATCGATTTCCTTTCCGTCAATGTTTACAATAAAAATATGTTGCAAATCCACCACCTCTCTTTAAACTATGCGATGCTGGTTGTACTTATTGATTTGCCTCGCTGTTCTCTGCTATAATTTTCCTATCAAATGATGAAAGGAATGATTTTAATGAAAACCTCAGTCCATGCACTCAATTTAAACCACTATGATTCTGAACATTTTGTAGAATTTTCTTTAGAGCTCCCTACAAAATGTCCTTGCTGTGGAACTGCATACTCTCGTTCCCCCGAACACGCTAACTATTTCCAAGAATCTTCCGGGGTGATGACAGCATACGCAACTTATTTTTGTCCTGCTTGCGGAAGATGTTTTTTTGTCGTTTACTTAATTCAAGAGGATTCTCCAGATTTTCTCGGTTTTCCAATTGCTCAGTATCCGACTCCTTCCGAATCCACATCATTTTCACAGGAACTTTCTACACTGACACCCAAATTTGTAGAAATCTATCATCAAGCTGAAAAGGCTGAAGCTTTAGGTTTAACGGAGCTTTGCGGAATTGGTTATCGAAAAGCTCTTGAATTTCTTGTGAAAGACTATGCTATATCACAGCATCCAGATAAAGAGTCTGAAATCGTATCTTCTTTTTTAGGCAACTGTATAGCTGATTTTATTGATAACAAAAAAATCAAAACACTTGCCAAAGCTTCTGCCTGGCTTGGCAACGATGAAACTCATTACGTACGCAAACACCAGAACTACAATGTTCAAGATTTAAAACGCTTTATCAAAGCAACTGTTGCTTATATTGATTCCGAACTTAGTTTTACTGAGGCTTTTGCTTTTTTAAATAATTCTCAATGATATTTTTTAATCTGTTCGACTCCCATTCAATTTGATCAAGTAACAACTGTTGATCATTGTCTCTCTCAGCCAAGAAATTTCCTTCCATATCCCAGTACTGTGTTATTTCACGTACTGGGTCTTTTTCTATTCCAAGACCTTTCTTTGCTTTTACTTCAATCACATTGATTACTCTTACCTCTGTTGGACCACTTAGACGTTCCATCCCATCACCTCACTCTCTGATTCTCCGCACAAAGCGCATATCCTTTTACGATTCCAATGACTTCACCTTTCTTTTCTTCTGGAATCTTATTCAGGATGGCAATTCCTTTGCGGAGTGCTTCTGCGATCATCCAGATTCTGCGGTCATCTACGATTTCCAGTTTTTCCAGAATTTCTTCTTTGGAAAGTGCTGAGAAATCATAAGAAAGCAGGCAGTCTACATGCTGCTCCAGAGAACGGATTGCTTTCATAAGAGCTCCTTCAAAGTTATCGCAAATACTCATAACTTCTCCGGTAGCTTTCATCTGTGTCGTCAACATTCTCTTTGCACTGATAAATTTATCGAACGGAAGTCTCGGCATCTTAACAACACAGTAGTCAAGCATTGGCTCGAAGCTTGCATAAGTTTTCTTTGTAACTGCATTCTTGATCTCGTCCAGTGTATATCCAAGGGCAATCTTTGCAGCAACCTTTGCGATCGGGTATCCTGTCGCTTTGGAAGCCAGTGCAGAAGAACGGCTTACACGCGGGTTTACCTCAATTACACAATATTCAAAGGAGTCTGGATGTAATGCGTATTGTACGTTACATCCACCAGTAATATTCAGTTCTGTAATGATATTCAGTGCCGAAGTACGCAGCATCTGATATTCTTTATCTCCAAGAGTCTGGGAAGGTGCAACAACGATACTGTCACCGGTATGAACTCCGACCGGATCAATATTTTCCATATTACATACAGTAATACAGTTTCCGGCACTGTCTCGCATTACTTCGTACTCGATTTCTTTCCATCCTGCAATGCAGCGCTCTACAAGAACCTGTCCTACACGTGACAGACGGAGTCCGTTCTCAAGGATTTCTTCCAATTGTTCCTGATCATGTGCGATACCACCACCGCTTCCGCCGAGGGTATATGCCGGACGAAGAACAACAGGATATCCGATCTTATCTGCAAACGCGACACCATCTTCTATATTTTCAACGACCAGCGAAGCTGCAACCGGCTCACCGATCTTTTCCATGGTATCTTTAAATTCCAGACGGTCTTCTGCTTTCTTGATGGTTTCCGCCGTTGTACCGATCAGTCTCACATTATGTTCCTTAAGGAATCCTGCTTCTTCCAGTTCCATTGCAAGGTTCAGTCCGGCCTGGCCTCCAAGGGTAGGAAGTACGCTGTCCGGTTTTTCTTTAAGGATCAGCTGTTCTACAACTTCTACCGTAAGTGGTTCGATATAAACGCGGTCTGCAATATCTTTGTCCGTCATGATCGTTGCCGGGTTCGAATTCAGAAGTACAACTTCAAGTCCTTCTTCCTTCAGTGAACGGCATGCCTGTGTTCCGGCATAGTCAAATTCTGCTGCCTGTCCGATTACGATTGGACCGGAACCAATAACTAATACTTTCTTTATGTCTTTATTTCTTGGCATTATTTTGTTCCTCCCATCATATCCATAAATCTGTCAAACAAGTAACCAGAATCCTGTGGTCCCGGGCAAGCTTCCGGATGGAACTGTACTGTGAAAATATTCTTTCCAACGTATGACATTCCTTCGTTTGTATTGTCATTTACGTTCACAAATGCAGGTACTGCAACGCTTTCCGGAATGCTATCAGCATCTACAGCATAACCATGGTTCTGGGAAGAAATATAAACTCTTCCTGTCTGCAGATCTTTTACCGGATGGTTTCCGCCCCTGTGTCCGTATTTCAACTTATAGGTCTTACCACCGTTGGCGAGTGCCATCAGCTGATGTCCCAGACAGATTGCAAAGATTGGGATCTCTGAATCGTATAATTTTCTGATTTCTTTAATAATGGAAGTGCAATCCGCCGGATCGCCAGGTCCGTTCGACAGCATGATACCGTCCGGATTTGCGGAAATGATCTCTTCTGCAGGTGTATTTGCCGGGTAAACGGTAACTTCACATCCACGATCATTTAAAGACCTTGCAATGTTGTTCTTAGCACCAAAGTCCATCAATGCAACTTTTGGTCCATTGCCTTCTAAGACATATTTTTCACTGCAAGTTACTTTGGAAACTACATCTCCTACTTTGTATGCATGAAGTTTCGGAAGTACCTCGTCCAAATTGTAATTTTCATTCGTTGTGATCATACCATTCATTGTACCCTTTTCGCGGAGGATTTTGGTAAGTGCTCTGGTATCAATTCCTGCAATTCCCGGAATATCCTGTTCTTTCAGGAAATCCTGAATTGTACCTTCACAACGGAAGTTGCTTGGCATTCTGGACAATTCTCTTACAATATAACCATCCGGCCACGCCTTCTTGGACTCCATATCCGGTGTAATACCATAGTTTCCGATCAGCGGATATGTCATGACAACGGCCTGTCCGGCGTAAGAAGGGTCTGTCAGCACCTCTAAGTATCCAGTCATTGAAGTATTGAATACAATCTCACTAATCATATCTTTTGTTGAGCCGATGCTTGTGCCTTCAAACACAGTTCCGTCTTCTAAAATTAGAAACGCTTTCATATGTTCACCTTATCCCTTCGTAATACTCTTTTATTCTCAAAAAAGGGGCACTCTTGGAGTCTTTTCAATTCCAGAGCGCCCACACTTTCTCAAATTGTAAAAAGTTTACCATATCTGGTTACAGATTTCAATACCTATTTTTTATGTTTATTTTAAAGTGTAATTTTTTTAAAAAAGAGTTGCTTTTATTCAAAAATTTGATATAATATAATTCGTGACTGCGAAAGCAGTACGAATGCTGGAATAGCTCAGTCGGTAGAGCACTTCACTCGTAATGAAGGGGTCGTCGGTTCAAGTCCGATTTCCAGCTTAGTGGTCAGAGAAAAAGGGAGTGCCTGTTTATCAGACATTCCCTTTTTGTATCCGGCAGAAATGCCTGTGATACCTTCACTGACTGTCCCTATCGACCGGACATCTGTTTTTCCTGTTCTTCGATCATTTTCTTGACCATATAACCTCCGACAGATCCGTTCTGTCTTGAAGTTAAGTCTCCGTTGTACCCGTCTGATAACGGTACTCCCAGTTCACTTGCAACCTCGTATTTAAATTTGTCCAGTGCACCTTTTGCTTCTGGCACGGCTGCTCTGTTTGATGAACGACTTGCCATATTCATTTCCTCCTTTTTTGTAACATTTTGTTTTGTGTTACGCTCCTAGTATATGGAGAATAAATTCAGATTACACTGGGAGGTTTTGTTAATTTTAGCATTTTTTATTTTGCAGTAATCTGCACCAGATGAGTATGAAACATTTTAAACTGAAGCATGACACATTTGGTATTCTTTGCATAAAAGCAGACTTTGGGAGAAACCTTAGATCATAATATAAAATCCAAGTCAGGACAATTCTGCAATTCTGGATACACCTACATAAATTTCGGAAATTTTATACCATGTACGGTAATCAACAGTTCCGGTTACCGGAAGCCCGAACACCGACTGGAATTTTCTGACGGACGATGCTGTTGCCGGACCATAAATACCGTCAACTGTGATTTTCGGAATTGCCGGGTATGCACCGGCAATGACATTTAGCTGTTCCTGCATTTGCCGGACTTTTGTACCAGAAGAGCCCTGTGAAAGGGTATACCCTGGCCATGAAGACGGAATGCCTGAAATTTCTTCAGCGGTATTGATGTAAATATCATCTCCGTAATAATAGCGGAGGATTTCCGACGGAGAATACCCCTGATCACCAAGTGCTTTAGAACCCCATTGGGTCAACCATTTTGCCACAACCGATAAAGTTATTTCTTCTTATTTAAAAGAATGATAATTGAGCACAACATATTTACGCCATGCGAAACTATCTAAACTGAATCGCCTCAATCTGCAATGCCTGTCCGACTGTACCCAGTGTAGATACGCCGTCGGCTTTCGTCCAGTCTGTCCAACCGGAATTTTTTATGTGCACTCGATACTCAAAATCTCCGTCAAAGCACAAGCACTCGATACGCTTATTCTGTCCAGTGGTGCCGATTACCGTGTCTTTTGTGACCATGCCATAATCTTTCCAGCCGATACCCTCAATGTGCGCTTTTGCCTTGATTTCGATGTTCAGCGGATTGATTTTAAAAGCTTCCAGTCTGAGATTGTGGCCCGTGATGCCAATGATATTCTCGCAAGCTCTCTCTCCTAACCAGCCTCTGTTCTGGACGTGTGGATTGACAAGGAATTTAGCAGCCATGATCTCAATCGCTTCAATTTGCAATCCTTTTCCTTTTGTTCCAGCCCAGTTTCCGTTGAATGTCCAATCTGTCCATCCGATGTTTTTCTGGTGAACTCTGTAGATATATGGCGTATCCTTACCGATAATCTTGATTGCTTCGATACGCTTGTTCTGTCCTGTGGTGCCAAGGATTGTGTCTTTGGAGATATTCTTGTATTCCTTATCGCCTACATCCTTGATATGCACTACCACGTCTGTTTCTCCGACAGGAATAAGTCGAAACGCTTCGATTCTCCGGTTCTGTCCTGTCGTTCCTGACATACGACCATCAGACTGCCAGCACGCCCAGCCGATGTCACGGATATGTGACTGATAAGATACCTTACCATAATGCTGTACGGAGTCCTGAGATGTTCCACCAGATGTTACCTTACCGTCAGAATCCTCTTTTGCCGGAGATGCCGTAGCGATGCCGAATGCATTAAGGATACCTCTTGCCAGATCATCCATCTGACCGTTGAATTTGTTCAGATCGCCAGAATTGGTAATGAAGCCATTTTCCAGTAGTCTGTAGCTGTAGCCCCTCTGTGCTGCTCTCCACGGATTTGCAAGGTCATCTCTCGGTTTGATTTTTTCGGCACGTCCTGGAAAGAATGAACTGATAAAGTTAGCCAGTGCCGTGTCGTATTTGTCTGGACTATAGCCCTCCTCAATAATTACATGACCGCCTTTTACAGACGGAACATTGCTGTCCATGTGTAATTCCAGAATCTGCCAATCTTTCGGAATATTAAGGCTCATGATTCCATTGTCTGCGTACCAGTTCCGGTTCATATCTGCGACCGTGACATTTCCACCGCCTAATGCTGATAATCTGGAAGCGAGCGCACGTACACGCTCTGCCTCCGTATATCCATATCCTACTGCTCCGCAATCACCTGCACCATGTCCTGCTATAACAAATAAATGTGCCATAGTATCTCTCCTTTCCGTCTTTACGCTATCTACTCAGCTTTATTTAACTGTTTAAACACCTGGTTTACATAATTGCTAAGTCCCGCAACCAGAATGCCCTGAACAATTGCTGTGAAAATTGCCATTGCGATATTTTGTGTACCTTTAAGGTCGCAACTTGCAACAACATAGATTCCGCAAATTACAACTCCAACAACTCCAAGGATTGCCGGAATGTATTTGTCCGCTACGGTTTCAGATTTTTTTAGTCCGATTCCGATAAAATACAGGACAACTGCCACGACAACAAGCTCTGGTTTTACATAATTCATAATCTGTTCCATAATATCAATCTCCTTTTTTCTTGTTTAGATGAAGGTCTTTAATCTCTTCATACATCTTTGTTCCGGTTCCGTTCCCGCCTAATTCGTGATACGATTCGTACATATCACAAAAATTTTCAAATGCGTAAGGTGGGATAGAACCAAGTTCCATATATTTATCATGGTACTCAAACAATTTTACTTTTAAGAGAATCATCGTTCCCTTGCTGTTTGCATCTCTGTAATGCTTCTGGTTCTTCAACAGCCAGATGATATAACCTAGCGCAATAGGAAGAATCAACGTATATGTCTGCATCAAAAATTCTTTCACTGCATCTGTCTCTCTTTCTTAATTTTGCGTACAAAAATAAGACCTCTCGGTCTCGCTCTGATATCCATATTTTCTCCATTAAAAAAGACAGCTCCGAAGAGTCTGCCTTTTGTCTGTTATTCTGTTATAATTTCTTGCCACATCTCGGACAGTAGTTAATCGGTATATTCATTTCCATCATGTTTTCTTCACCGCCGTAATCCGATACACCAATGTGTAATACGCTTTGTTCATCCACTTCGCCGCCGAACAACCACAACTCCAACCGCTTTACCGGATCTCCTTTAGCAAGTACCACCGGACGTGCGCCCAACAGATTGCTCATATCCTTTTTGCCAAAGAGTACCTTTCTACTACAAAATTCACATTTCTCCATTTTCATTACCTCTCTGATATTTTTATTTTGATTGTATCAGATAATGTAATGGTTAAGATATTTTCAGGAGAGTTCGATGTTTTTCGATACCTCATTTTCAAAAACTATAATTCCTCGCGCAATAATTCAATCAATTCGGAGAGTGTCATTTTTCCTAATTCCATTACTTCTCCAGTGCCTCACGAATTGCTTCAAGATCATCCACTGTAAGTGCTGGATAATCTGCCGCAATATCCTCAAAAGACTCTCCGTTTTTGAGACGGATTTTAAATGCTCTTACCATGATTTTCAATTTAAGTGTGTTCAATGTTTTCATTATGCTTCTCCTCCAATCAAATCAGCCATCATTAAAATGATATCGTCTGTAGTTGCTTCTAGTACGTCGATGCGCTCCGTATCAGTTCTTTTAGGTTCATTCCTATAATTAAGATATTTTTCTGGGTTTGCTTTTACATTGGCTAAGTCTAGCGTTCCAGTAGGTTCGGAGATTTCTTTATAATCATATTCATGATAGGTCCGTTCCTCTTCTTGCCCCTCTGGAATCTCCTTCACAATGTTCTCATTCAGACAGATGTAGACATAATCCATTCCATCAATCTGTCTAACAGTAACACTCTCTTGCGTAGTGTCAAATCTTGCTTTCATGTGATATCACTCCTTTACATATTTGAATCGTTTTGTTCGCGTTGTATCTTCTTTTTATATTGTAGCTGTTCGTGTGGTCTAAGATGCCTTTGTATGACATGCACTTCCTTGCAAGCCATACTGGAATCTTCTTCCTCTGTTTTACAAGGGATTGTGCTTTCTTGTACGACCGCCTCACTCTTAAGAAAACTCTTCTTCTAATTGTGATATGCTGTCTATATATGCGGGCACCCATAATATCAATGAAATGACCGTCATCTTTGCGTTTTGCGATTGTTGTATATACCATCCAACTGTCTTTGATTTTCAATCCCATCTCATCTGCTTTCTGAATAATCAGCTTCATAGCTTTGTGAATGTCCTTTGCATTCGTTCCGAGAATCAAAATATCGTCCATGAAGAAAAGTTGATGTTTTATGAGATTAATTCTTTCTGTTGTTCCGTTTTTCTTCTTTCTTATGCGATACATATTCTCCGCTATTTCATGGTAGATTCGAGACAAGAATAAGTTACAAAGATACTGGCTTAAATACGAACCAATACTCAATCCAGTGTCAAATGTCATGATTAGCATCTCTATCAATTCGAGTAGCGGTTCATTCCTAATGTATTTCCGAAGAAATTCCATTAATTTGTTTCTGTCTATTGATGGATAACATTTGCTGATGTCGCATTGACCAGCGTATCTGATATCTTTATTTCTCATCCATCGTTTTATTGCTTTGATACCGTAGGATTGGCCTCTGCCTTTCAGTGCTGCACATTGGTATTCTCCAATTCGCCTTAAGAAGTCTTTCATAGCTTCTACTGCGATATAATCGTAGATTTGCTGTTTAATGTTCTGAATTCCAATTCTTCGCACTTTCTGACTGGAAGCGTCAATCTTTTCTTTGTACCATATTGGTTGAAAGTGAATATTGCCTTGAATGATTTCTTCACGTACTCCGTCAACCACTGTTTCAACCATCGGTTTCATTCCGTTTAATCCGAACTCATTGAACATTCCTTTAATAGTGTCTGTCGGAAGTCCAGTGTATTCAGAAAACATTGTCAATGAATCTCTTCTTTTGTATTTCTTTTTAAGGCATCTATATACCGCCTTTTGAATCAGTTTTCTATCTGTTATATCGACCGTTTTACAATACGTCTTCATAATCGATTGTCTTTTTAATGGCGTTCGGTTTATACTACTAACCCCGACAGATAGGCGAACCCTATCCGTCCTTACTCCTTCCTTCAAAAGTTTCAGTAGGTCTATAAAAAGTATTTCGGGCATCTGCCCAAGAGCCTTTACAGGCTACACTCTTTACGAGTGCGAAATACGACGCAAGGATTTTTATATATATTAGAAATTAACAATTTCAGCCGAGGTAATTCCAGTTCGTCCTGTCAAGCCTGTTCCTGCAATTCACGTACGCTGAGCCAGCATTCGACCCATTCCTGAGATTACCGCGTGCGCCGTAAGTCCTTTTATTTTTGTCGGTCGTATTAGGGGCGATCCCCTCTTTCCTAAAGGAAATTCACCCC